TAGTGGAATATGAAAAACATCCGTTTAGCGCAACATGCCCATCTGTGTCAAACAAGCCATAGAGTAGTTCTTTCCTTTGCCTTATGCTTCCGAACAAATACTCTTTTGGGATGAATTTATTGTATGAGTATGTGTTCAACCCCACTTTTTTGCAATACGCTTTGTATTTCGAAGCGAATGGCGTATAGAATTTTTTAGTAAAATTGCCTTTTTGCGTGTATATGCTTGTAGTCTCGGTCAATGAAGCGATTTTACTTACTACGTCTTCCTCTGTATTCGAGATAAAGAACGCTGTATCTCCGACCCATGTCGAATCTGTAAGGCACCCGTCTCCAATCATCACGCCGAGAACGTACGGAGGTATCACAAACTCCTTCTCTGAAAACTCTTGAGCCTTCGGCAGTGGTATATATGATTTCTTTCCGTCTTTTAGCCGTTTGATAAGTTCGGAAGTGTCACAAGTAGTAAGATAATCTCCGTATCCTCCTCCATTGTGATATTTATACATTTGCTTTTCTGTTCTTATTGACCAAAGATGCTCAAGCCCACATTCAACGCTTCTATTGTCACTTGTTGTAAGACGATATATGTCTTTTGATTCATGCTCAAAAATCCTCAAGACTTTTGACGGGACTCCAAACGGCGTGTTGACGAAGTCACCCTCTTTAAGCGAACCTATTTCAACCCATCCGTTAGGGGTCAATACCCTCGTGTCAAGAGGGTGCAGTTTCCCAGCCCCAAGGTTGCCACCTCCGAACATGATGTCCACATTCGACTTAACGGCATACTCCTGGTAACCTGGTTGTGCTTTATATACAACTGTCTCTGCCATATTCGATTTTAACGCCGCAAATATACACCTTTTTATTATAAATCAAGCATTTTTACTTAAAGTATTACTTCAAGTGTGTACTTATAACTTATATCAACACTATCAATTGAAAAAAATAATTCACTGATTTTCAGTAAAATAATGTATTTTATTGAAGCAATACTTTAATAGAGTCTTGCAAGTTATTGAAAATGTAGTACTTTTGTCGCCGAAAAGTATTCACTTAAAATTAAAACACATGGCAAAATTCACATCAGAACAGGCGGTTGAAAGCATCACCGCAAAATTCACCGATAAGGCCAAAGGTATTGACCTTAAAAGAACCATCACCGAGGCTGTAAGCAACGGCATGGAGATGATTGGTGAGGAAAGTGAAATGGAACTGGATGCCTTTGTTGCCCTGGTTGAGAAGAACGTGTCTTCCGCTTTGGGTTTGGCAAGACATCTCAAGAACAACGCTACTACCGAGATGCAGCAGCAACTCGACGACTTGAGGCGCAAGCTTGAAGGCAAGGACACTCCTCCTTCCGAACCTAAACCAGACGAAATCAAGTCAGATGACCCGGCTATGAAAGCCATTTTGGAAAAACTGACCGCGATGGAGAAGAAGTTCCAGGAGAAAGAGAAGGAGACGAACATTGAAAACAAGCGTGCCGCTTTGAAGTCGAAGATGGCGGAAAGCATCAAGGATAACGAATGGATTGACTCGTATCTTGCTGAGATTACGGTCACCGAGGAAACCGATGTCGAGGCGAAAGCCAAAGACTATGTCGCTTTCTACAACAAGACCGTTTCGACAAGAAGACAACACAGTACCACGCCTCGCAAAACCGGCGACGATGTCGACGATAACGCTGATGCGAAGAATGCCTTGGAGCGGGCTAAAGCCCTTATGAAACAACGTGAAAGCGTGATGGGCGGAAGCCCCGTCGAATCCGCTAATGTCTAACAATCAAAATAATACAAACAATGCCTAACATCATTAATCCTATTGGACACTTCCGTGGTCTGAGCCTTATTCAGACCAAGGGTAATGTGGGTGGTTACAAGAACGTGTTTGTCAACCTCGTTGGCAACCACAACGACTTGGTTTACCCGCATATTGGTGGTAAGGTTATGAACCCTCCCAAGGGTCAGGCCAAGATGTGGGCAGGTGACCTTCTGGAATATCGCCCCAGCGGTGCCAGCAAGAACCTTGACCCCGAAATCTACATCCTGCGCACCTTCAAGGTTGCTGACGCTGTCAGCGCTTCCACCACCATCTATATCGAGCGCGACGAGTTCAAACACAAACCGTTCGTCGGTGATGTGTTGATGGTCGCTCCCGATGTCATCGGAGGCGAAGGCACTGCCGTTAAGGTAACTGCCGTTGTCGCCACAACCGCCACCATCAGCGAAGCCACTGTTGCTGTATGGCAACTGACCGTTTCCGCAGCTATGACCATCACCAAGGGCGCTATCCTTGTTGAAGCCGAAAACTTCACCGAAGGCACTTCCGCCACGAAGAAGATGCTTGTCAAGAACATCAACGGTGTCTTTGACTGCGATGCTGACTTCGTGTGGGATGAAAACATTGCCGACGTCGCCAACGCCGCTGGTGTTGTCACCACCGGTATGGACGACTTCTACAAGGCTCGCTATCAATACACTCCCGCTCTTGGCGGCTTGATGTGGATTGACAAGATGAACCCGATGCCTCAGTGCGTCCTCGACCTCAACCTCTGCAATGTTCCTGGTTGGTTCCACATCAACTGGGCTCTTAACGGCAAGAAGGTTAACGCTGGTGTCGAAGCCGCCGCCGAAGTGAAGTCTGAGTACTTCCTCACTGGCGCTTCAGACCCGACCACTTCCACCGCTGCCCCTGTTGGCGCAGTGTACGTTAGTTCAACCGACGGTGGCGTGTTCCACTGCACTGCCATTGACACCTCTGGTGACGCTCCGAGCTATACTTGGACTGAAATGGATGTCAAGGCTTAATTAAGAAAGGAGTATAACAATGCATAGATTTCCTGATTTCAACGATTCGACCTTTATGAGCTTCTGGAAAGCCGAAGGTCGTGATGTGCTGATGCAGATCCTTGCCGACCCCACGATGATTAAGCCTCGTTTCATGGGTTGGCAGATGGACTTCTCCATCGACCCCGTGACTACCGTTCACGACAACAAAGGCAATGCCGATGTCCGCGCTTATATGCGCCAGATTGAGAACGGTGTTATGTCTGACATGCGTGCTCCTCTCGGCGACTCCTTGCCGATGGAAGCCGGAAACGGTAAGTTCTACACCGCTCCTATCGCTCACTTCACCACGAAGCACTTCCACGAGACCACTCCCACGATGTACGACAAGCGTAAGCGCTTCGAGGAACTTCGCGAGGCTTACTCTCAGGCTGATGCTGAGTTCATTGCCGCCTATGCCGAGAAGCTTCAGACCTTCATCGACGGTGCCAACATGACTCTTACCCACATGGGTGAGCAGTTGATGACCAAGGGCTACCTCTTCTTCAACCAGGGTTCCGGTATCCACTCCGGCATTTACAAGGCTGAAATCCCCGCCGAGAACTTCCTCAAGGCTTGTATGTACAAGATGAGCGGTTCGAGCGAGGTTCAGACCACCTGGGCTGACCTTGACGCCCTTATGATTGACTCCCTGCGCCGCCTCGTGAAGATGCTGAACGACCACTTCGGCGTCGAATGGGATTGGCAATTGGATGTTCCGAAGGCTATTTGGGACAACTACATTGTCAAGAACAAGCAGGTTCTCGAACTTGTACGCTGGAGCAAGAACGTCAATGGTGTTTCTCTGCCTTCGGTCGTCTACGTCACCGACCAGATGGTCAACGATATGCTCGCCGAGCAGACCGGTCTGCCGAAGATTGTTGTCCACGACACCAAGCAGAAGGACGAGAACAACGGCGTTGTCAGCGGCTGGGCTACTGGCATCGTCACCATGCGTCCTCTGGGCAAGGCTGGTCTCATCCGCCACACCAACCCGCTCGATGCCGAGTACTTTGGCGATGACATGACCAACCCCGCCATCAGCGATGTGTATACCCCCGCCCTCTACGGTCTGGGTTACCTCGAAAACTCCGTGTGGCCGAATGGTCGTATGAAGGAGTACCGCACCCGTCTTATCTACTCGGCAACCCCGACCCTGGACGAGTTCCTGTACCACTGCATACTGAACACCACGTCCGCCAGCGACAACGGCGACTGGATTTGACACTAAAAAACCGTACCAATCATGGCTGTCATAGAGTTTGACATATTACAGTATATGAGCGGTTTGACAGGCTTTACCTTCGACAAGGCGGTGCTTGTTCGCATCGCCTTGGAGAGGGGTGTCGACAACGTCACGGCTTTCTCTCAACTTGAGAAGAGAGACATCGACCTTATCACAGCAGACCTGTTGCTCACCGCTTATCTCTCCCCGAACATCTGGTCTTCGTTTGAGCAGTCGCACGGATCTTATAAGAAAGGTATCGGCTCCCAGACGATGTACAACAAGGAGGAGATACTTGATTACCTCCGTGGCATCTATAAAAAGTACGATGACCCGAAATTAGACGATGTGCCGGACAACTCCGCACGCGTGTTCTTCCGTAACGACATCTGACCTAACAATAACATATAGAGAATCATGGCATATATCGACAGGGACGAACTTCAGGACTATCCTTTCACTGGTACGTTCTACACATCTGAATCCGATGATGACAAACCCCTTACCGAACAGGAAGAGGAGAGAGTTGTCATTGCCGAAGTTGTGTGTGATATCCAGGAGGACTCCAATGCCCGCGTGAGCAACACCGCTCGCGCTGTGTACGATGTGTACGTTCCTTTCGACAGTGAGACCGACGTCGTCCCGGTACAGCGTGGTAATATGTTCGAGGGTTACCAATATGGCTTGCTTGTTGCTGGTCGTGTGATAGGAGTTTTCCCGTCACAGCTTGGCACCTTCGATAATTACGCTGAACGCGGTGAAGATGTCGTGCCTCACCGCTGCCGTGGTTATCTTGCAAGGGTGGAGGCTACTGACGTATGATTGGAGGAATTTACTGCGAAATACCGTTGGGTACGTTTTATGACAGGAAGATTGCATATAGCGCGAGATGGCGTTTGAACAAACTTCTTGGAATAAATACATCAAGTTTGAGAAATGAAGTAATTGATTATTACATTTATCAAACGCTCGATGGGATAACACGAAAATACTTCACTCAACGTCGTAACAAGGGATATCAAGACCAATCAAACGATTTGAAGAACAGTTACGGGTACGCTGTTTATGATATGGACAGCTACCCGCATCTGAAAATCTATCAAAACGCTCCGTTTACTGATAGAAGAGGAGAGTATATTGACGAGTTTATCGAGTCATACGAACCAATAACTAAGAACGGGTGGATGGTCTTGCTCTGCGCAACTGCTCCATACGCTGCAAGGGTTGAGGCTGCTGGAAATTATCCGCATGGTGATTTTCCAGGTTATCAACTTAATGTGATGATTCCGATGGTAAGCGGATTGTCGCAGCGTATCAGAGAAGCGTGTGGACGAAAAGGAGCTAGTTACCACTATGGATATATTCTCAATTCAAGAACTTACGGAACGGTTGGAGAAAGGTTGACATTACAACAACACAATAGTAATTTGGGTATATGAACGAACTTAACAAATACGCAAACACGTCGAAGGTCGAAGAGTACCTGTATAGCATTATCAAAGGTGCTGTATCTGACCACACGTTCGCTGGTTCTTTGCCTACGGCAATCGATGGAACCTGGAACGATATGGTGCTTATTGACTGTGACCTGCCAATGACCGACTACGGTTGTTACAGCGCGGCCACGGTTTATGTTTTCCTTTACGCCAGACCTAAAGCAGACGGCACTAAGAATGTGCCCATACTGGCAAAAATGGAAGACGCTATTTGCGATGTGCTTGACAGTATTAAGTCACACGCTCACTACTCCGTTGACCGTTTGTCCAACGGTGCCGATTACGATTCCAACATCCACTGGCACAGAAATTTCGTTTATTTCAATTTAATCATAACTAATTAACGTATAACAACTTAAAATAGAAAGGATATAATTATGGGTATTACCAAAATCAATTCCGGACAAGTTCGTTTCCAAGACCCTATCGCCGTTGTGTTCATTCCTTGGGCTGACGGTGTTATCGGTTCCGACGGTTACGACATTCACGACATTGTCGGCGACACCTTTGCGCTGACCCAGGACGACGCCAACCGCACGGAAATTCCGTGGGAGTTTGGTGACGATCCGCTCGACGAGAACATCAGCCTTGGCAACCGCAACGTTACGATGCAGTGCCTCGACTACCAGAACGCCATTATGAAGAACCTCTTCGGCTGGGATACCGATACCGAAGGTTTTGCCGCTGCTCCAACGCAGTACAACGAGCTCGTCTGCACCATCATCCTTCAGTTCGACGGTAAATCCGTTGTCATGCCGAAGGTGAAGATGGACAGCAAGACTGCTCTTGAAAACCTCCGTACCGACATCGCCCGTGGCGAACTCCGTGGTGTTCTGTACTCCACCCCCGTCACAATGGGTGAGGCTGAAAAGGAGACCGGTCTGTTCTTCATGGTTGACGGCAAGTCATTCACCATTGGGAGCACTACCGTTGCCATTTCTGCTGAAGGCGAGATTTCCATCAACGGCAGCACTCCTTCGACGGTTGCCACCCCGGTCATCGCTGGTACGACTCCGTTCACGACCAGCACCGAGGTGACCATCACCTGCGCTACCGATGGTGCCAGCATCTACTACACCACCGATGGCAGCACTCCTACGAGCGCCAGTACCGCTTACACCCAGGCTTTCACCCTGACCGCCACCACGACTGTCAAGGCTATCGCCATCAAGAACGGTGTGAGTTCGGAAGTTGCCACGAAGACCTTCACGAAACAAGACTAACTTTTTTCGAGGTCATAAATCATTCAAGGGAAAGGGATGGGTCGAGTACCTATCCCTTTCTTCATAAATAAAAGGAGGTAAAAATGAGTTTAATCATCACAAATACAGGAAGAACGGTTTTCAAGAACGCGGAATCGCTTATGATGGTTCCGTATGTTTATAACAGCACGTACGACGATTATGTCCTTGGCAGTGACGTTTACGACCTTTCGGCAATTATCGGTGACTCTATTGTCATCGAACAGCAGGATGGAGATACTATCGTAAAGAATAACGAGTTTGTTGCCAGCCCGCTTGTGGAGTGCGTGTCTGGTGCAAAGTATGGATTCACAGCACAATGCATTGACTTGCAAAACAAGGTGCTTAAAGCGTGTTTCAGTGTGATGACGGTTACCGGCGTAGAAAATCTTGCGGCATTCAACGACGATCACGTATTGAAATACGCAATGATAAGAATCAGATTCAGAGATTCGAGTATGCCGGATGTTATTCTTCCGAAAGTACAACTTAATAGCAAGTTGCTTATTAGCCAGTTGAAAACAAGGGTGTCTCAGGGTAATATCGCCGGCACTGCGAAAACAACGTATATTGCTGTTCCGTCTTCAACAAGCACGCAAGCATATCAATTCAACAAACCGGAAGGAGGAACAACATACACGCCGTATGCACCGGTCTTGTTTGCTCCGAAAGACAGCGTTACTTTGATTTTCCATCATAAAGGAAGCGGGAGTACCGATACCTATTCAAAGGTTGATTTTGACGAAGGAGCCGTTACAACAGTAAGTGTAAACAGAAGCAACGGAACAATTTCATAATCAGCACCTATTTTCTAATTAAAAAATTCTATCTTTGCGGTTGAATTAAAACTTCAAGTCTATGGCTATAATCAAGGCAAAATCAGACATAAAACAGCGACTAAAAAAGCAAGAAGAGGAGGCTCTGAAAGTTTCAGACGAAGCCCAGAACAGGCTTGCCGCGATTCTCTCAGATGCTCCGTCTATCGAAAAATTCGCCGGAACAGAATGGGAGATGCGCCCGCTTCGTATGGGCACACAGTATCTTATCGTTCAGGAGGTCTGTAAGATTAACCAGGCAGAAAGCGCGACATACGGCGACATACTGAAAGAACTTCTTATGTCGATGCCAGCGCTTTGCAACGTTCTTACGCTTTCCTTGCTTAACGACAAGGGGAAGATTTACCAAAATGGCGATGCCAACCAGGGATTCAGCAAGTTGTACAAGAAGACGTATGACACGATTATGTGGAACGCAGACCGCGAAGATATGGCAAAGATAATGCTCGACTGCCTGCAAATGGTCGATGTGTCTTTTTTTATGGAGGCTCTGGGTATGCTCCAGATATTCAGAGCGAGCGTAACGGAGAAGAAGAGGATGAGGAAGAAGACTCAAGGACTGAGACAATCCGCTCGGTCAGCGAAGTAGGTGATATGGTGGACTTCCTGAAGGCGAATCCGTTTATGACAATGGAAGATTACCTTTGGAAGTACAGTATACCGATGATAAAGATAATGGGGATGGATAATACGCACGTCAATTACTTGACAGAGAGACAGGTTGAGGCGAGAAAGTTTAGGACGATAGATATGAGGAAGGATGTAAAAGACTTGGAGAACGACTTAGGGACAAAAATACAATTTCCAAACGAATAAATATAGGAGAAACATATAATGGCTGAACTCGACGAAAAATTACTTAAATCGCTTGATGAAAAACTGAAAAGTATGGAACAAACACTTGTCACGCTTGGTACAACCATACAAACCGTTTCAAGTGAAAGCAAGTTGTCGTTGACGCAACTTATTGACGTGTTCAAAGGTAAAAAATTGGCTGATTTGATGGGAATACAAGATGCTGTTGGTCAGGTCAGCAATTTAAAGAACGAAATCGAACTTTTGAAAAAAAGCCTTGATTTAAGAGGTTTTGCAAAACTTACTATTGACGAGGAAACAGGGAAAGAAAGGTATACTGTACCTAAAGGGAAAGAGTTTAAGACAGAACAAGACGAAAGAGATGTAATAAACAGACTTGCTCAATCGCAACAGAAATTACACGACCTGATGTTAAGCGATGAGCAAATACTGGAAAAAATTATCGCTTTGGTTAACAAGGCTGCAACAGACGCACAAAAAGCAGCGGATGCTCAAGAAAAAGCATTTAACGACGCTGTCAAGCAACAACAAGAGTTGGCAAAAAAGTATGCGGAGTATAAAAAACTCCGTGATGACACCTTTGGAGGAAGAAGTTATGGTAAGTTAACTGGTGCAGAGAAAGTCCAATGGACTGAAATGTCTTCATCGTTAGAAAAAATAAAGGCTCAACAGGAAGAAATCGAAAAAACGTACGCTGGTTCAATGGCAGAGGGGAAACGTAGATTTGACGAGGAAACAGCGTTGAATAAAGCGAAGGAAGACCAAAGGCAGAAAGAATTAGCAGAGAAAAAACAAGCGGCCGAAGAAGAGAAACGCATTTTGAAAGAACTTGCAGATGAAGAAAAGAAGACCGCCGCTGAAAAAGTTGCTGCTGAGAAAGAAAAAATAGCAGCGGGCGAAGATCTCAATAAGTCTTATAATAAGATGCAAGAGCAAGAAGACAAGATAAGGAGGCAGCAACGAGTATCTGAAAGTAAAGCGGCATATACGGCACAAGAAAATGCCTTGAAGCGTCAAGTAGAAATACAGAATCAACTTATAGCCAAATCGAGACAGATTGCAAAAGAAGAGGCTGCTATAAACATAGAAAGAAAAAAAGCAAAGGCGGAAAACAGAGCACCAGAAATATCAAGAGAGCAAGCCGCAATCAAAGCTTTAAAAGAAGAGATGAGAGGACTTGCAAAAGAGGCTGGTGAAATCAACAAGGAATACAAAGGTACTTTAAAAACAGCGAGAGATTTAACGAAAAGTAAATGGGCTTATACTCAAGCAGAAAATGCTCGTATGTTGAAAAAATCTCTGAAAGATGTACAAAAGACAGCTGAAAGTATGATGCCAATCCTTCAGCGTCTTGCCTCAGCTTTTGGTGTTGCTTTCTCTGTCCGTGGTCTTGTCCAGTTCGGCAAGAAACTCATCGAGACTCGTGGTGAGTTTGAGATGCAGTTCGTTGCCATGAAGCAAATCATCGGTGACACAGATGCAGCCACCAAGATTTGGAATCAAACGATGCAGCAAGCATTGAAGTCTCCGTTCAAAGCCATGCAACTTGTGACTTACACAAAGCAACTTGCCGCTTATCGTATTGAAACCGAGAAGCTGTTTGATACAACGAAACGATTGGCAGATATTTCTGCTGGTCTTGGTGTTGATATGGGACGTCTTATTCTTGCCTACGGTCAAGTGAAATCTGCTAACTTCTTGCGTGCATCTGAGGTTCGTCAGTTTACAGAAGCCGGTGTGAATATCGCCGGTAATTTGGCTCAATATTTCTCAGAACTTGAGGGTCGTGCAGTGTCAACAGCAGAAGTGATGGAACGAATTACGAAACGTATGGTTTCTTTTGCCGATGTAGAAGCAATCTTCAAGCGTATGACAGACGAAGGAGGAGAGTTCTTTAATATGCAGGAGGTTCAAGCCAACACGGTTAAGGGTCAGATAATGAAGTTGCACGATGCTTATGACCAGATGCTAAACACAATTGGCGAGTCAAAACAAGGAGCAATCCGGGATATGGTTGATGTTTTGAATGATCTTGTCAAGAATTGGAGAAATGTTGTTATATACATTCAGGGGTCTGCTGTCGCTATGGGTGTCCTTGTAGCAAAAGCAAAAATACTTCCTGTTCTTTCAAAATCGTTCAAAGAAGCAGGTGGAAGCGTGGTGTTCTTTAATCGTAATCTGCGGAAAGCAGGGATTACATTGGACGATTATATTGTAAGACAAAAGATGGCAACGAGGGGTGCTTCTTTGTTTGGTAAAGCGATGCGCGGTGCTGCAATTGCTGGTGCAAACCTTGAAAAAGTTTTGCGTATGATACCATCAGGTGTATGGTGGGTTGCCGTTATTGAGGGCATAACTATTTTGGTTGAAAAACTAACAGAGGCAAGAAGAGAAGCTAACCGTCTACAAAAAGACCTGGCTGAAATAAGGGTAGAAAACAGTAAAAAAGCGTCTGATGATATAAAGAATTATGATACGCTCATCAATCGTATGAACGAGTTGAATCGTGGCAGTGTTGAGCGTAAGAATGTAATTGATAAAATTAATTCCCAATATGGTAAATATATTGGTTTTCTTGTCACGGAAGCGACAACCCTTCCAGAATTGGCAGATGCGCAAGAAAGGGTAATAAAGAACATCCGTGAAAACGCGAGAGCAATGGCAGAAGAGGCTTCTGCGCAAAGAATACAAGAGAACTTTATTAAGAAAGAGCAAGATATTGTTAGGGGTAATTGGTTCTCAAGACTTTACGACCAAAGTTATTTACAGTATAAAGAAGACAAAAATGAGCTTAAAGAAATAGCCCTTTCTTTGGATGAGGCTTCTAAATTCACAGAATATTATCGTTCAAAGATTGAAGGTTTAACAGATAAGCAAGTCGAGGAATTTGCTAATGATAGAGAAAAGCTATTGGATGCAACAACCGAATGGTTGAAAGCGTTTTTAGGAATCGAGTCAAAAGACATCCAATTGTCTGGATTTGGTTTTGAGAGCCTTGCAGACCTCTATATTGAAGAAGAAAAAAGGATGAGGGATGCGAGAGAAAAAATATCTCTTGAACTAGGGGGACTTACAAAAGACCAACAAGATGTAATGAAAAGCCTGTCTTCTTCTGTGTCAGACGCGATTAAAAAACTGAGTTACGCAGGAGAAGGCGAAGAAATAAACATTGAAGACCTCGGTTTTAAGTTTGTTGTTCCTACTGACCTTGGAGACAAGAATGGTATCTTTGAGGCTATAAAGCAAGAAATCAACAAGAGGAAAGACGATTTTATTATAGACCTAAAACTTAATTGGGGCTATATTACAGAAGAACAGGCAGAAGAAGCAAAGAATGCTGGTAAGTCTACTGGTAATATCTTTGTTGATGCAGTAAACAAAGAGGTAGAAAAAGGCATATTGCAATCAAAGGGAATTTCAATGTCTTATTCAGACCTTGTGTCTGCAATGTTAGACCCGAGCAAATCTGGTAATTGGGACGACGCGACTTGGAAAAACGTAAACGAATCTATAGACCTTATAAATCGTAATCTTATAACTTCATCGGATATTGTCAATGGAATATCGACATACACAAAAGAACTAAGTGCGAATCTTGCAAACGGTCGCGTTATTATTGACGAAGCGGTTAAGAAGCAAAACTTGATCGTCGACGGAACAGAAGAAGAAGTCAAGAAAGCACAAGAGGCGGTAGACAAGGCACGCGAGCGTTACAAGTGGTTATTGAGAATAGCGAAACTTCTTGGAATAGACACAAAAGCGCAGGACGAAATTGTAGAAGAACAAGGTTATGATTTGTCTGTAGGTCAGTTTAGACTCGCTGCTGCACAAAGTGCCTTTATGGAGAAATTTGGTAAGGCTTCAAATACTTATGGGAAACAACTTTCTCAAATCGGAGTCACAGAGAACAT